ACGGGTAACACATACCCAGAGTTTTTGAAGCCATTGGCGCGAGGCTAACGCGTATTTGGCGGCTAGTCGTGAGCGTGGTTCTCGCGTCTATCAATTCATTTCTGATTAAAAGCAGGGCCTTGTTTAACCAGTCCTCGCGTGATGTCGTGCTTATCTCGTTTTCCATTTTCTCTCTCTCTCGTTTCGCTGTTGTCAGGTTAGTGGTTACTAACCTACCCTCGCGGTTTTACCGCGAGTGATAAATATAATTCAACAGGTAATAGATGTACAGTCTTTTGTGGTTTAAACGTGTCTTTATTACCCCTAAATCTACCCCTAAATAACCCCTTTTAGGGGTCCGGCTGAGAGCCTTATTTATAAAGGGCTAGCGGGTGTATTGACCCCTAACGCCCCTATTTTTTTAATAATTTATTCTCTCTCTCTCTCTCTCTCTCACACAGTGGGAGCGAGCCGCCAGACCTTTTCAAATTTTAGGGGCAATAGGGGCAATAGGGGCAATAGGGGCGGCTCGAAACATCAATTGTAAGGCGGTTTAAAACCACGTAGTCAGGTTTTAAATACCCGCGCTGCATAGTCTAGGTATTTCTAACGGCTAGCAGCGCGGATGATAGGGGCCTTATATCGGCATGCGTTTGGTCTTTTTTTGACTCAATGAATAGATAAACAGCGGAAACACCACAGCGACGACGAGAGAGCCTAGACAGCGTTTTACTGTTTTATGTGGTCTATCGTATCTGGCTACACCGGCCTTTCGGCTATCGCTAGCCTCATGCGCTCAGCGCTTAGGTCATGACTAGGTCATGACTAGGTCATGACTAGGTCATGACTAGGTCATGACTAGGTCATGACAGGTCATGACTAGATCATTACTAGGTCATGACTAGATCATGATTTTTTGTGGTGTCTCTCGCTCGTTTAAACGGGTCAGCATCACAATGCCGCCTTGTTTAAACGTAGTTAGTAAGTGCTAACTGGGTGGGTTAGTTAGTGCTAACTGGGTAGGCTAGTGAGTGCCCACTAACCAAAGCCTTTTCCTGTTTAAACGCTCTCGGAAGCTGGAAGGCCCCCCTCGGGTCTTTTAGTCTAGCCTTAATTGATTTTGATGACCTCAACTACATTTGCGTACGATTTTTAATAAGCGCTTATAAGCGCACGTTTCAAATTTTTTGCGTTTTTCTCTCTAGTCGCTTACGATGGCAAAATGACTAATGCTAAGACTCAAACAAAAACGCCGCGCCCGTTTCCTACGCTGCCTGTAGACCTAGAACTAGACCCGTATCACCCGTCAAACCAGCCTTACGTCAAATCAGAGCAAGCTATTAAGCGGGTAATAGTAGATCAAGCCGCGTGTATGACGCCCAAGCACGTAAAAGCAGCAAAGCTGCACCTTAGAGGCGAAACAAACGTAGAAATTGCCGAAAAGTTAAGCTACGCAACCGGCACTGTAAGCCAAATACTTAACAGGGACGACGTAATTGCGTTGCTACGCACACTAAGACACCTAGATCAGCACCATGACGGGCTATCGCTACAAATCCGCAAGCATATGATTGGGCAGATGGTGCTAGATAACTTTGGAGAAGACGACAGAGTCGCGTTAACCGCTATGCAGGAGTTGAACCGCATAGAAGGTGTCTACAAAGAAGACAAAAAAGCACCTGACATCATCGTTATCAACAACAACTTGCTACCGCGAGGCGCACTCGATTAAATGACTGAGCTAAAGCTCGACTATGAACCGCGTCAACAATTCCTCCCGTTCCATCAAAGGGAAGAACGGTTTGCGTGTCTTGTCTGCCACCGTCGAGCCGGCAAAACAGTGGCTTGTGTAAACGAACTGGTACTCCGCGCTCTATACACAGGAAAGAAAAATGCGCGTTACGCCTATATCGCTCCGTTTTATAGGCAAGCTAAGGATGTTGCGTGGTCTTATCTCAAAGAAGTCACTAAATACTTTGCAGTGGAGACTAGGGAGAGTGATCTTCGGGTTGTTCTTCCTAACGGTGCTTGGATTAGCTTATACGGTGCTGATAACCCAGATGCCTTACGGGGTATTTATCTGGACGGCGTTGTTCTTGATGAATACGGTGATTGTCGCCCAAGTTTGTGGGCCGAGGTAATACTCCCTACGCTAGCTGACCGTCAAGGGTTTGCGGTGTTTATCGGAACGCCGAAAGGCAAGAATCACTTTTACGAAATTAACGAAAGGGCTAAAAAAGACAAGTCATGGTTTCAAATGACTTTAAAAGCCTCAGATTCAGGGCTTCTAAAGCTAGAAGACCTACAAGAAATGAATAACCAGATGGAGCAAGCCCAGTATGACCAAGAATTTGAATGTGACTTCACATCGGCTGTACTGGGAACCTATTACGCGCAAGATGTACAAACATGCGAGCAACAGGGAAGGGCACATCTTGCAAATATGTTCACGCCAAACAAACCCGTATATGTTTCCGCTGATCTTGGCTTTAGTGACTCTACAGCGCTGTGGTTTTGGCAAGATCACGGTAACTTCGTTGATCTTATTGATTATGAAGAGCATCACGGTAAACCGCTTGATTTTTACGTCCAGCTACTTTTCGGAAAGCAGTTTCCCATTGAAAAACTGTATTTGCCTCACGATGCCAAGCAAAGAACGCTTCAAACAGGCCGGGGGACGGTCGAGCAGCTACTCACCGCCGGGTTTAACTGCGAGATTGTCCCCTACCTCACTGTACAACAAGGAATAGATGCTGCCAGATTGATGTTACCTATGTGTAGGTTTGATTCAAAAACTGACAAAGGAATAGAAGCCTTACGCGCTTATAAAAGGCAGTATTCTGAGCTAAGCAAAGCGTACCAGAACAAACCGTTGCACGATTGGGCTTCAAACGGTTCTGATTCGTTCCGGTATATGGCGCTTGTAGCCCGAACACCGGGGGTTAGTACCCAAAAACCAAAGGAACCGATAGACTACATGCCGAAATACACGCTAAATCAACTATTTGAAGAGAATGAGAAGTCACCCGTTCTCTCGATTGCTAGACGGAGACATTAGCATGGCCGCAGACACGCAAGGATCAATCGACAGCCGCACAGAATACAAAACTCCAGACGATAAAAAAGAGTTTTGGGAGATTGAGCTACACGCCGGCTTAAAAGCTCAAGAACGGTGGCATAAACGGGCAAACCGAGTCGTAAACAGGTATACCGGAGGCGACAGGGCGGATACTGAGAACTTTACCTTCCAGCTAAACTTGTTTTATTCCAACATCCAGACTACTCAAGCAATGATGTTTGGTAAGCTGCCGGAAATAACTTTAGACCGCCGAAACACTGACTTTTCAGATGATGCCGCTAGAGTAGCGGCCATGATGCTACAGCGTATGCTGCAAGCAGACATTGGCAAACCAGACGACCAATACTCCACTTCTTTAAAGCTAAATCTACAAGACCGGCTTATTACTGGGCTTGGAGTATCGCGTGTTCGATACGAAATGGACAAAGAAGTTATAGAAACAGCCGCGCAGCTAGATATGAACGGTCAAGTGCTTGCTGAAGGGTTTTCTGAAGAAGTTATTACTTCAGAACGAGCGCCTTTGGACTATGTACACTGGCGCGATTGCGCTTGGAGTCCTTGCAGGACTTGGTCTGAGCTACGTTGGTTTGGGTTTAAAGAAATGATGACCCGCGACCAGCTTGTAGAGCGGTTCGGGGAAAAGATTGGTTCCGCTATACCGCTAACTAAGACTACTCGCATTGTTGAAGACCAGCTTTTGCAAGAAGAGTCTTCTGATTCGTTTAAACGCGGTGAAGTTTGGGAAATTTGGGATAAAGATAAGAAACAAGTTGTTTGGTACTGCGCTGACTACCCTAAATTGCTAGACACTAAACCCGATCCTTTTGACTTGACAGGATTCTTCCCTGTCCCGCGCCCAATGGCGTCAAACTTAACTACTTCTGCGTACATGCCCATCCCTGATTTTACGATGGCGCAAGACCTTTACAACGAGATAGATAACCTAGAAACGCGAATTGCTATGCTGACTCAAGCTGTTAAGGCTGTGGGTGTGTATAACTCTGCTATTGACGGCGTCAAACGCATGTTGGTAGAAGGCGTAGAGAATGATTTGATTCCTGTGGATAACTGGGCGGTGTTCAGCGAAAACGGGGGCATGCAGGGCGTCATAGATTGGTTGCCAATAGAAACTATAGCCGGGGTTTTAAATCAATTAATCGCTAGACGAAACGACTGTAAATCTCAGTTATTTGAGGTTTCTGGTATGTCGGATATCATGCGAGGCGCAGCAGCTAGCGCAGGAGGCCCTGTCAGCGCCACAGAGAGGGCGCTAGAAGCGCGGTTTTCATCAGTTAGGATATCAGCCTTACAAGATGAGTTTTCCACTTACGCAACAGATTTGATACGCCTACGGGCAGAGATCATATCTAAGCATTTTTCTCCAGAACAGATTGTTAAACAAAGTAATATCCTCAACACTCCAGACGGGCAAGACCAAGAGCTAATACAGGCGGCTATCGCACTTATCAAGAACGGCGACGAGCTAATATGGCGCGTCAAGGTAAGGCCAGAGTCAGTAGCAATGGTTGATTTTGCGGCGCTAAAACAAGAACGAACTGAGTACCTTTTGGCTGTCTCCCAGTTCTTGCAGTCTAGCGGGCCTATAATGGAACAAGAACCCGCAGCAGCGCCTATGCTAATGGAAATGCTGAAGTGGGGCCTAGCTGGATTTAAAGGCTCTCAAGACATAGAAGGCGTTATAGACAGAGCTATTGACCAAATGGCTCAGCAAGAGCAACAGCCAGAAGAAGAGCAGCCTGATCCAGAGGTACAAAAACTGGAAATGCAAATGCAGCTAGACCAAGGCAAAGCTCAAGCGCAAATGGAGCTTGAACAGGCTAAAAATCAAGGCGCTATGCAACTAGAGCAGCAAGGTCTTCAGATAGATATGCAGCGTATACAAGCCGAGTTACAAGCTAAGATTCAAGAAAAACAGGCAGATATACAGCAAGACATGAATAAAGAGCAAGCCCAGCTTGAAGCAAACACAACTGAAGAGCGCTTTGAGACAGAGCAGTTTCTAATTCGAGAAACGCATAAAGCTAACGAGGCAATCCGAGTTGAGGAGGCCAGAACTAGATTATCTATAACGAAAGAGGAGGATAAATGACTGCATACGTCTGGAGGTTTGTAGAATTTGATGAGGTGGGAGAAGGAACCAAGAAAGGCTGGGTTGAAAAGCCAAAAAGAGCTATGGATAGATCGGCTGCAATTCATATGGATGTGGACGCTTTTGTTAGTCCTATTGATGGAACTATCATATCTAGCCGCCCGGTTTTGGTAGAACACAACCGCCGCCACGGAGTTACAAACGATTTAGATTCACTAAAAGAAAAAACATCAAGAGAAATGGCCCGCGCCGGTAATATTAAGGCAGGCGGAACTAGAAAGGAGCGAGTGGCGGAAATACGCAACGCCATAGAACGGGCTTCATCAAGCGGATACCACAGAGAGTATTAATAATGGCTAACAACGACGACGATTTTACCCCAGATATTTTTGCAGACATACCACCGTCAGAAGATACCGACATGGGTTCAGACCTAGCAGAAGCATTCGCAGTGCATGAGGACGCAGAACCAGAGCAGCTAGACCTTCCGGGTGTAGAACCTCAAATTCCGGCAGTCTCAAAACCTACTGAGGAACCGGGCCAGCCTCAAACTGACGTAGCGGCAGAAGAAGTAAACAGTCAGGGAGCAAAACCTCCTCAAAGTTGGGGGGTAACAGAGCGGGAACACTGGGGCAATTTAGACCCTGCGGTGCAAGCGCAAGTTCAAAAACGAGAAAGCGAAATACAAAACGTAATGAATCAGTCTGCGGAGTCTAAGCACTTTTACACTGAGTTTGTAAACAGCATGGCTCCTTTCGATAGCATGATTAGGTCAGCAAATGTGGCTCCGCTGGACGCCGTAAAAGAAGTTATGGGTACAGCGGCTGAACTTATGCAAGGTACTACCCAAAGCAAAGCTGAAACAGTAGCTAATATTATAGAACAGTACGGGATTGACGTAGCTACGCTGGATACTGCGCTGTCTGGTCGGATCAATAATAACTCTAACGCAGCAGCTAACGAGCCAGAAGCTAGCCTTAAAAACTACCTAAGTGAACAATTAGCTCCTGTACAGCAGTTTATGCAGAATCAGCAAGCTCAGCAAACCAGTAATCAGCAAGCTCAGTACCAAACAGAGCAACAAAATTTGCAAACTTTTATGAGTTCAAATGAGTTTGCAGGAGATTTGCTTGGCGATATGTCTGACATGATGAGTTTAGCAGCTAACCGTAATGAGTCTATGAATTACCAGCAGGCTTACGATAAAGCCTTAATGTTAAGACCAGACATACAGCAAGTATTACAGCAACGGCAAGGGGGTCAAGCCGCAGCCCAAAACAATCAAGCCATACAACAAAAGCAAAATGCTACAGTTTCTATCCCCAGAGCCGGGGCATCTCAAGCTAGTTCCCCAGAGCCTACAGACATGCGAAGTGCGCTA